ATGACCCCCTTGTTTTAATACATTATATGCTTGTTTAAATACTATATTGCGTTTTACCATGCAACAACCATAATGGTCGCAATCTTCAACTGAATATGGTGGGTCGGCTAATATTAATTCATATGTATTATGAGGTATTATTTCACTAAATGTTTCTGCGTCTAATCCAGTATTATAATCTACTTTATCATAATCATCACTTTCGGGTAATGAACCACTAAATAAATGTAATGTTTTATTTTTTATCAAGGGAAATAAAGAATATATTCTTTGTAAATATCCGTAAGGATAAGCACCATATAAATTTGTTTTTGTTGTGTAATTATTACCCATTACCCATATACCTTCAATACAATCTCTATTGATAATTAATTTAGAATATGTTGGAAATGTATTATGATAATTATTTACCCTTTCTTCAAGATTCATTTATTATAATATATATTTTATTTTTAAAGAGTAACCACAACCGAATCACCCTTAATGCTAATTCTACGGAGGTGGAATAAGAAGCAGTATAAGAGTTTGTTATGAGTTGGCGAGAGGTCATTTCCACCCACATCCCTTTCATTATATAATAGCTGTAGCTGATTTGTCTTATTATTGAGATTTGCTACTCCATCATTAAGGGCATATGCCCGACCAATTAAGAAATTACGATTGTAATCAACAAATGATCGGGGAACAATACCCGCTTGATTAAGTGCCTTTTCTAATTCAATTAGTGGCTGTGCCGCGATAGAAACACCACGATTAATTTTTGATACAACAATAGGGCGAGATGGAACTAATTTATCATCTACTAACATTTGATACTGAGTAAGTCTATCAATAATACCAACTTGACCGCTACGAATACTATGGAGGCGACCATCCATAGTAGTAACTTCTTCAGCATAACACGTATCTAAACCACCAATTAAATCAGCAGTATCAAGAACCTTCGCATCACTAGGCATACATATCATAGACTTTGCCCTTGTATTTGATACTTGCATATTTACAGTCGCATTACGATTACTTGATAAGAGAGAATGTTTATAATTAGTTACCGAAGGAACATCAATCTCAATAGTGCCTCCATCTCTCATCTTCTTCATCATACCGGCTTCATATCTTGGGTCTACTTCAACTTTTTGACATACAATCGCCATATCAGAAATTTCACAAGTAGCTGGGTAAGAAGTTGATTTAGCGAGTAATACTGTTGTATTATCATCATTCTGCGTGCGTTTAGTATCAATAGCAGCAGAGAATACAATAAAGTTATCAGTTGTAACATCTACACCATCACCAACATCACTATTTCTAAATGCTGTTGTAGTTAACTTAACATAACCGCCATCAAGGGTAATATCAGTAATTGTAGGGTATGTCTGAACTGCGATTGCTCCTCCAACAGTTAAAGATGCTTCACTATTGGGATTAGTTGCTGAACAAAAACCAATCTTTTCACCCTTGACAAAAGGGCAATTTTCAACACTAATCATATTATTAGATTTAGCAAGGAATATTGTATCGCGGTCAGTAGCATTATCAATACCTAAATTAGCACCACCAACATCAATACCATGAAATACCGGATTCTGCTTCATTCGGCGATGACGATTTACACTATCTAACTGCTTGATAAATCTTGCTGGGTCTTCAAGGTCAATCTCAATAAATAAACCTTGGGTTAGTAAAACCGGAAATACCGAATCACCACCATCAGCGAATAAACCACAGTGAATAGGTAGAGTTAGTTTAGCAGTTAAGAAATCATCAGCCGTGCCCCAATCACGAGCAGCGGGAACAGTACCAACCGGCTTGTAATATGGGTTGGAAGATAAATCAATAAGGTTAGATACCGAAGTCCCAAGCGTCCCACGATTCTCAACAGTATCAATTAAACAACCTTCTTTTAATGCTCTCATCTTTCTCATACTATCATCAGAATCATAAGAATACTGAATTTGGACTTTAGCATTGTATTCAGAAATCTCTTCTAAAAGAACAGCACGATTACCCGAATATATGCGACAATTTTTGACTACTGAAGATCCCCCAATAAATGGATCAAGCTGTAAGCGAGTTGGAGTCCTACCAGCCGGAACAGCAAGCTTAATATCAAACTGAAGATAAGAATTTTTACCATCCATAAATTTAACACTAGGAGGAATTTCAAAATCTACACGACGACCCGACTGACCGGCAGTCCCCGAATAGGAACGACCATTAGTTGAGGTGATAGAAACTTGTGTCTGCGAAACCTTAATCTTTTCATCATTACGCCAATATGAACTCATTTTATAATATCTAATATAAAATAATTATGAAAAATAAATTTAAAAAAAATTAAAAAACTTTATTGTGTTCGTCCAACCGCTTGAGTAACAACATCCGCAGTTGTTTCACCTCTCGCTTGTGATGTAATATCACTTTCAGCTGTTTTAGCTTCTTCTTTACCTTCAGCAATATCTCCGCCAGTTTCTAATGCCGCTGAACCAAGTGAAATAGCCGCCCCCAATCCTTCTAACCCTAATCCAAATGGTGTAAAAGCAGTTACAATCCCAGCAACTTCTAAACCCGAACCAAGAATATTACCAATATTACCTACTCGCTGTGCTGTGTTAGAACCAAAATTACCCCTCTCAATATCTTTCACAATATCTAAACCACCACCAACACCAGCAAAAGCACCCTTAGCTAAACCACCGGCACCCAACTCCGCAGCACTTTTAAAACCAATCTTTGATGCTAACCTACCAGCTCCACCACTTTCTAGGATGGCTGCTCCCGCACCTTCAGCACCTTCACCCGCTAATACTGCCGCCCCCCTTTCTGCGGCTCCTTCGGCAACATCAGCACTAGTTTGTACTACCGGTCTTAAATCTTCACTACTTTCTACACCTAATTTAAATGGTGATTTTGATACAATTGCTTTTGGTAATCCTTTTATCTTTTGAGCCGCCTTAACTACATCATCTCTCGCTTCGGCACTTGCTAATAATTTACCACCGGACGTAGTAACAGAAGCCATGTTTTTAACAATTACATCGGTTTGCTCTTCATTTTCAGCTGTTTTAGCAGAATCTAATTGCTCGGCTAAACTATTATTAAAATCTTGTGTCGCTTGGTTTATCTCCCTCGCTTGTTGAGTTTGTGCGTTAGCTTGTGCTATACTTGCCCCCGAACCATACAAATCCATTTTATATTATATGATAGTTTTTTATTTTCATAAATTTAAAATAATTTTTTCTCGCCATCAGCGATTTTAGTTTCAAATCTAATATATGCTGATGCCGGATTAGTCTGCATATCTAAATACAAGAATGAGTAAGGTTGGTCTTCAATTGCTTTCTTATATAACTCCATAAATATATTTGGGAATAAATCTCCATATTCTTCATTTATCTTTTCTAACTCTTTATTATTTTGCTGTTTCATGATAATCACATCAGTAGCATTATTACGAATCAAACCGGATACGGCACGGAAACTTTGAGTTGTAAACGCTAATAAACCAATACCATAATGGCGAAAACGAGTAGCAAGAAATGAAACCGCATTTGTCTTTTTAAAATCTTTAGTTAAAATATCATCTAAAACCATCGCTACTGTTGGTCTTTCAAAATCTTCAAATTTCTTTTGAGCTTCAATCATATCCGTAATCATTTCATCATTATAATGATCTTCACAATCAAAATATTTATTCATTAATTTACCCTTTGGGTCAGCATTCAAAGTATTACTAATAATTTTAACTATATCAAACTTGTCTTTATACATATCGGGATTACATAGTAAATTTACAAGTAGATTACTCTTACCTTGTTTTACTGAACCAACTATCAAAAGTAGGGATGGTGGTTGAGGTAAGTGTGGGTGAATATCATTAAATCTATCATCGGGGTCGGGGTCTTTTACCTTGAATACCTTGGGAGGGGCTTTTTGAGATTTCTCCATTTATAAGTATAATATATATTTTATTCTAGAAATAAACTAAATATTAAATCTTCGGGGATAGCATATTTTTCTTGTACTGAATATGTTTTATTACTATATGATTTTTTATGTCCTTGC